CAAAAAGTACAGATACAGATAACTGGAATAATATACCTATTGAATTATACATTGATGACAATGTAAAGATGAAAGGTCAAATTGTTGGAGGAATAAGAATCAAGCCAGTGCAGCCACAGGTTAAAACAAAACTTGTATTTACAGAATCAAATTTTGAGAAAGCAAAAGCTGCAAAAGCTACCGTTGAGATGATCAAAAAAACTTATGAATTAACGCCAGAAATGGAAACTAAATATTTAGATTATGCAAAGAACTGATGAATGGTTTGCAAGTAGATTGGGAAAATTCACATCATCCAGAATAAACGATCTGATGGGGATCAAAGGATTAGGAAAGACAGGTGAAACTTATGCTTTTGAACTGGCATGCGAGATTGTAAATGGTCGTAACATGGATGATGATTTTGTATCATTCGATATGCAGAGAGGGATTGATCTTGAGCCTTATGCATTTGAAAAGTTTTCTGAACTTGCTGCGGAAGATTTTTTAAAAGTGTCACAATGTGGTTTTTTTGAACTGGATGAAAACACTGGAGGGTCACCTGATGGTATTGTTTCCGACAATTCAGTTCTGGAAATCAAATGTCCAAAGCCAAATAAGTTTTTCCGGTTGGTTGCAGACAATAACATAGACCAATGCTACATAGACCAGATGCAACATCAGATGCTTGTAACGGGATCTATTCAGGCTTATTTCTTTAATTTCTGCATCTATAATGGTGATCCTTTATATCATCAGATTTTAGTAAAAAGGGATCAGAAAAGGATTGATTTAATGATAGAAAGAATAGCAGAAGCAACAATAATAAGAAACAATTTTATTAATCAATTAAATAATAATAAACAATGGAAGCAATCAAAGTAAAAGGAAAAATCGTGTTTATCGGACAAACACAAGTAGTTGGTGAAAAAGAATTCAAAAAGCGTGAACTCGTTCTTGAATTAGATGGAAATCCAAACTATCCTGATGAAGTATTATTTGAAGCAACAAAGGACAAATGCGATGAATTAAACGCATTAAATATCGGTGATGAAATAGAAGTCGATGTTAATTTAAAAGGTCGCAAATGGACTAATAAAGATGGTGTTGATAAATGGTTCAATACATTAGCCATCTGGAAGATCAAAGTTTTAAAAACATCTGAAGAAACACCATTTTAATTAAAGAAATACCTATCATTAATTTGGTAGGTATTTTTTTATTTTCAATTTTGTTTGTTTGTTTGATAAATTAATTATATCTTTGTTTATACAAAAAAAGGAAATCATGAAAGTAACAGCAAACTACAACAAAAGAACATTCACAATCAGAAAAAACGGTTCAAAATATAGAACTTTTAAAATGTCAGTTGTGGAATTTTCAATGGAATTAGGAAATACAGAAGGAGATTGGAAACAATTTTTAAAATCAGGTGATTATTACGAAGTTAAAAAATAAGGATATGAATAACTGGAAAGAAAAATTAATGGCTTTGAATGTAAATGAATCATTCATTGCCGATGTCAAATTTTATGATGTTTTGATGTCAACCAGAAGAAGGATCACAAGAACAGAAGATCTAAATTGGGAAATTAAATTAGGTAATATAAACGTTAAAATAACCAGATTAAAGTAATGGAAGTATTAAATAAATCAATCGCTTTGGCTTATGTAGCTGGTGCAATTGCATTAACGAATTTGGAGGTTGCTATTCATGAGATTAAGTTAATCAAGGATGATAACGCAGGAAAGTTTCAACATCGTGCAGAGAAGCTTAAATCAGCTTTTAACACTATGTTTAAAACGATGGAAGCAAATCTGGAACCAGAATCAATGAAAGAAATAAAAGATAGATTAGAATTAATAATAAACGATTGTTGGTCATGATATTAAACGTAAACAATACACCATTGATTGGTGCAAAAATAATTGGATTTGATCCAGAAATATGTATTAAAAATATTTCAAAAGCATTGAATGTTCAAGTTTCTGATATTATTGGTAACAAAAGACAGCGTGAAATTGTTACAGCAAGAATGATTGCTGCTGCAACAATAAGAAATAATACACAATTAACTTTAAAAGAAATTGGAAGTATCTTTGGTAAAGATCACAGTTCAATAATATATCATTTGAGGCAATACGATTCACTATTAAAACAAAAAGATAAATATTTCATCAGAAAATTAAGCAAAATATAAGGATATGAATTATAAAAATTTTTTAGAAACAAAGAAAAAATCATTTACTGAATCTGGTTTTGAACTTAATGAAAATCAATTAAATAGTAAATTAAAAGACTTTCAAAAATATGGAATAAAAACAGCTTTATTAAAAGGTAAATTTGCATTTTTCTTTGATTGCGGTTTAGGTAAAACATTTTCACAATTAGAATGGGCTAAACAAGTATCAATTTATACTAATAAAAAAGTATTAATTTTAGCTCCTTTAGCAATTGTTGAACAGACTAAAAATGAAGCTATTAAATTTGGGATAGATAAAAAGTTTTTTGATATTACTAATTATGATCAATTAAAAAATATTGATTGTTCTATTTATTCTGGAGTTGTTTTAGATGAGAGTTCTATTTTAAAAGGGAGAGATGGGAAAATGTCAACTTTAATTATTGAAACATTTAAAAATACTCCTTATAAATTAGCATGTACTGCTACACCATCGCCTAATGATCATATGGAATTAGGGCAGCATAGTGAATTTTTAGGAGGAATGTCATATCTTGAAATGCTCGCAATGTTCTTTGTTCACGATGGCGGAGAAACTTCTAAATGGAGATTAAGAAAACATGCTCAGGATAACTTTTGGAAATATGTATCTGGTTGGAGTATGGCTATTGATACACCTGCAAGTTTAGGATTTAATTCTGATGGTTATAATTTACCAGAAATTGAATATATTGAGCATATTATTAAAGTTGAAAATAATACTCAAACATTATTTAATGATGTAGCTATTTCTGCAACTGACTTACATAAAGATTTAAATAGATCATTTGATGCAAGGATTAATAAAACCTTAGATTTAGTAAATTCAAATAATAATCAATGGATAGTTTGGGGTTTAAAAAACAATGAAACGGATACTTTATCTAAATTATTAAATGATTCTGTAAATGTTCAGGGTTCGGATTCTCCAGAATATAAAGCAAAGTATTTAAATGGATTTGCAAATAATGATTTTAAAACATTAATTACAAAAACATCAATTGCATCATTTGGTATGAATTATCAGCAATGTAATCAAATGGTTTTTATGTCTTATGATTTTAAGTTTGAAGCATTTTATCAGGCAGTTAGAAGGTGTTATAGGTTTGGGCAAAGGAACAAAGTAACTGTTCATATTTTAATACCAGAAAGCCAAATAAATGTAAGAGCTACTATTTTAGAAAAACAAAAGCAGCACTTTGAAAGAATATCGGAAATGTCAAAATATAGCGCAAATCAAGATTATAAAAAAGCAAAATCAAAAGTTAAGATTATGAATAAAGAAATTAAAACAAATGAATACCATTTAATTAATGGTGATTGCGTAGAAGAAACTGCAAAGCTACCAGATAACTGTGCTGACTTAGTTGTATTTAGTCCTCCTTTTGCAGATTTATATGTTTACTCAGACAAGGAAGAAGATATGGGTAACGTATCTAATTATAAACAATTTGAGGATCATTTTAAATTTCTTATTCCTGAACTTAAAAGAACTTTAAAAAATGGCAGGATTTGCGCTATTCATTGTATGGACTTACCAATTCAAAAAGGTAAAGAGGGATATATTGGATTACGTGATTTTAGCGGGATGCTTATAGAATGGTTTCAAGAACAAGGTTTTATTTACCATTCAAGGGCTACATTATGGAAAAACCCAGTAACAGAAATGCAAAGAACAAAAGCACTTGGATTATTGCACAAAACCATTAAAAAAGATAGTTCTATGACTAGGGTTGGTATTCCTGATTATGTTTTATTTTTTAGAAATGAAGGTGAAAATTTAAGTCCAATAACCCATCAAGATACAGATAGCAGTAGATTAGATTATTTACCAGTTGATTTATGGCAGAAATATGCATCTCCAGTTTGGTATGATATTGATTATAGTAGAACTTTGCAATATAGATCTGGTAGAGATGGGAATGACGAAAAACATATATGTCCATTACAGCTTGATACAATTGAAAGAATACTACATTTGTATTCAAATGAAGGAGATACTATTTTAAGTCCATTTGGAGGAATTGGATCTGAAGGATGTTGTGCTATTAAAATGAATAGAAAAAGCATTTCAATTGAATTAAAAGAAAGTTATTTTAAACTTAATTCTAATAATCATAAATCATTTGTTGAAGAAAAAAACAGCACTTTAACTCTTTTTTAATTATGATAGCATTAACTAAATTAAATAGATTGATTGATGAAGGCTTTTCTGTTCTGTTTGCAGATGATGCTAAAAGACCAATTGGAAGCTGGAAATCATTGCAAGAAACAGCATACACAAAGGATCAATTAGAACAAGCTTATTCAAATCCAAAGAATGCACTTGCTGGAATTATTACAGGATTTAATAATCTGGAGGTAATAGATATTGATCTTAAAGTATTCAGCTCACTGGCAGAGCAAAACGAGTTCTGGAACGAATATCTACAATTCTTGAGGGATAACATTGATGATTTTGATCAGAAGTTTGTGATCTATAAAACCAAAAACAAAGGTTATCACATTCTTTACAGGTGTAAAAAGTTAGCAGGAAATTGCAAGATAGCAAAGGTAAAGGATCACAAGGAAGCTGTAATTGAA